AAAGACCCCCAGCATTGTAAGAAAATGTAATACATGGGAGGAGTGCTTCAGGCGTTGCCTTAAAAAATGGAACGATAACCGACGGCATGATGGATGGGCTAAGACGCTTGAGAATATCAGGAGCAACTGGCGGGACAGAAGCAAAAGAATTAAAGGAAGAGGCATAAATGGGAAACGATAACGAAATCATAGGGATATCGGACTTAAAAGAAATGCTGAAGAAGCAAAACTACCGTTGCCCTTTGACAGGTAATTTGCTTACACCTGTTAACTGTGCGATGGATCATATCGTGCCTTTATGCAAAGGAGGATCTCATACAAAAGATAACGCTCAGCTGGTCACAACCGAGATTAATAAAGCCAAGGGAGGGTTGCTTGAGGAAGAATTTATAGAGTTGTGCCGTAAGGTGGTTGACTATGCTGACAGAAAACGCACACAAAAATAATGGGTCCTTCCCAGGGGGGCTTGGGCCGAGGGTGTGGTCAGGCGCACTCTGTCAGTGATTTTGGGTTTGAAAAGTGATGTCGTGGTCATATGGGTCGTAGGGCAAGGAAGTGGCAACCAGGGGGCAAAACGCTTGAAATACACTGTAAATAAAGGGGTTATGGACTTAGCATTTATGTTCAAAAGGAGGCAAAAATGGCAAAAATCAACGTAAAACCGGACATTTTGGAAGTTAAAATGTCCGATTTAAAACCAGCACCCTACAATCCACGGGAGATCTCGGATGGGGCCCTTGCGGGCCTGCGGCACTCACTTGAGAAGTTCGGGTTGGTGGATCTCTTGGTGGTTAATAAGCGCAACATGCGGATTATATCAGGGCACCAGCGGTATAAGATTTTACAGCAAGAGGGTGTCGAGAATGTTACTGCAATCATGGTGGATCTTGATGAGGTTTCTGAAATGGCTATGAACGTGACACTGAACTCTCAGGAGATCGTAGGATCATGGACACAGGCCATTATTCCTCTTTTAGAGAAATTACGCACTGAGGCTTCGGATGATTATCTTGCGCTTCGCATGAAGGAACTGCGGGATGAAGTTTCGGAGTTCGAAGAAGAAAACACAGGAGCTGGCAAAACATTGCCCGATGATATCCCGGAGCCGCCGGAGGAGCCTATTACCAAGAAAGGCGATTTGTGGCTTCTGGGAGAACACCGGCTTTTGTGTGGTGATGCAACTTGCGAAGAGGATGTGGCAAGGCTTATGGCTGGTAATAAGGCAAGTCTGTTTGCAACGGATCCACCCTATTGTGTTGATTACACAGGAGCTGACAGGCCGACAGGCGGCAAGGACTGGTCGGATGTATACCATGAAGTAGATATTCCCGATGCAAAGAAATTTATAAAATTGTTTTATAAAGTGGGACTTCAATATGTAAAAGAAAACACCGCCCTATATCTATGGCATGCTTCAAAGCGCAAAGCAATAATCGAAGAAGTCTGTGATGAATTGAAGTTGTTGCTTCATCAGCAGATTATCTGGGTAAAGCCCTGCGCCATACTCACTTATTCTTTTTACTCCTGGCGACACGAGCCGTGCCTTTTGATGTGGATAAAAGGACAAAAACCGCCTTACAGGCCGAAAGATAAATCCATCGGAAGCGTCTGGATGATAGATTTATTAAGGTCAGGTGATCCAACTAAACCCGAATATTATTCGGATATCTGGGAGCTGGATTGGGAAGGCAAAAAAAGAAACACCGGAATTAAACACCCAACAGTTAAACCCACGGAAGTGTTCGCTATTCCCATGAGAGTGCATACTGCGCCGGGCGATATCTGTTATGAGCCATTTTGCGGTTCAGGCTCGCAGATTATTGCCGGGGAGCGTCTTAACAGGCGTGTTTTTGCGATGGAGATCGAACCTATATTTTGTGATGTTACGGTCAAGCGATGGGAAGAGTTCTCAGGCAAAAAGGCCATTTTGGAGGAAGGTCAGTGACAGAAAAGAAACAAAACCTGGCAGAGATTGCTCGCAAGAAAAGGCATCTTTATTTGATCGAGAAGATGCAGAGCAGAAAACCTTTGTCTAGTCAGGAGATTGCGGAGCTTGAACAATTCGAGGCAGAACCCTTGGGCCCTGCGGTTGTCAAGACAATGGAAGAAGTTGCCAAAGTTATGGATGTTGCCTACAGGACCGTTCAGCGTTGGAAAAAAGACGGTATGCCTGCTACCAGGGAAGGCTTTTATGATCTTGACGAAATCAAGGCCTGGTATGAACAGCGCAATGTAGACCAGGCCGAAGACAGGGCTTATTGGAATACGAAGATCCTGAAATATAAAGCAACCTTGCTTGAGTTGGAGGTCAAGAAAGCAACCGCCGAGTTGTTGCCCCGTGATGAAGTGGAAAAAGGTCGAATCGCAAGGATCGTTGCGATAAAAAGATCCTTCCTTGCCCTACCAACGAGGCTTGCCCCGGTTCTGGCGATGAAAGAACCCAGGGAAATCGAAGCCGAGTTATATGAGGCAATAATAGAGATTATAGAGGAATTTGCCAGAGATGATGATAGTGAGGAAACAAGACAGGAAAATCTGGACACCCGAGGAGAAGCAGACGTGGAAACCACCGGAGAAGATAACAGTCAGCCAGTGGGCTGATCTTTTTCGTTATCTTAATCCGATTACTTCAGCTGAACCGGGCCGGTGGAAGACTCAAAGGACGCCTTATTTGGGAGGCATCATGGATGCTTTCACCGATCCTTTTGTCGAAGAAATAAGCGTTATGGCCGCTTCCCAGGTTGGTAAGACCGAGGCCATGTTTAATATGCTTGGGTTTATCATTGATCAGGATCCGGGGCCTACACTTGTGGTCTTGCCGCGCGAGAGTGACGCAAGGAGTGTTTCCTGCAACCGGGTTCTGCCTATGATTCAAGGTTCTTACGCCCTGCGTCAGCATCTTCCCAGGCTTTCGGATGACATAACGAGGCTGGAATACCATTTAGACAGGATGATTTTGTATTTTGCCGGATCGAACTCGCCTGCTGACTTAGCCTCTCGGCCTATCCGTTATCTTTTTTTGGATGAGATCGACAAATATCCCAAGTTCTCGGGCCGGGAAGCTGATCCGATAAAACTTGCCAGCGAACGTCAGAAGACATTTTGGAACAGAAAGACGATCAAAGTATCCACGCCGACCACAAGGGATGGTTATATCTTTAGGGAGTATGAGAAATCGGACAGGAGCCGCTTTTATGTACCCTGCCCTCATTGCGGCAAATATCAGGTTTTGGTGTTTAACCAGATCAAGTGGCCTAAGAGCGAGAAATCAGCCGAGCGTATCAAAAACGAACGCCTTGCCTGGTATGAATGCTATCACTGCAACAAGCACATAAAAGATTATCACAAAAACAAAATATTGTTGCGAGGGAAATGGGTGCCGGAAGACGCCGAGCTTGATGATGATGGAAGCGTCTCGGGAAATATTATCAGAAGCAAGCACAGGGGGTTCTGGATTAATTCCCTCTATTCCCCATGGCTTAGATGGAGCGATATCGCTAGCGAGTTTATGAAGTCAAAAGATTATATCGAGCTTTTGATGAACTTTGTCAATTCATGGCTTGCCGAGGTCTGGGAAGAAAAGATCGAAGAAACCACTGTCGATAAGATAAGAGTTCTCTCACGCGAGTACGACCAAGGTATTGTGCCGGATGACGTGATTGTATTGACTGCTGGGGTAGACGTCCAGAAAGACCATTTTTATTATGTGATCCGCGGCTGGGGTTATTATGAAGAGTCTTGGTTGATCAGGGCCGATCGTGTCGAGTATTGGGAAGATATCGTAGATGTACTCTTCAATACGGAATACAAACGGTTATCGAACAACGAGACTTTGCCGGTATACATGAGCTGTATCGATTCTGGGTACCGCACCGATGAGGTGTATAGATTCTGTCGTCAGTGGTCGGATAGAACAAAAGCCATCAAGGGACAGGAAGAACTTGCAGGCGGCCGCTTCTATAGGGCTTCGAAGATAGATATTAACTCAAGAACCGGCAGTGTTATCAAAAGCGGTTTGGTTTTATGGAATTTGAACGTCAGTCAGTATAAGGATAAAATCAATCGCTTGGTAGCGACTCGAGATCCTCATAAATGGCATATCTTCAGGAATCCAACCGATGAATATTTAAACCAGTTTACCTCAGAGCATAAGGTTTTGGTGCGAAACAGAAACACCGGCCGTGCCAAGGAGGTTTGGCAGAAGAAAAAAACAGCGATGGCAAATCACTATCTTGACGCAGAAGTCTATGCAGTCGCCGCGGCAGACATTATCAGGGCTTTGAATATCAGGAAAGACGAGTCAGTCAAAGTGCACCAACGGATAGTCGATCAAGATACTAGCCGTGGGAATTGGATCAAAAAACGTGAAGGAAGCTGGCTTTAAATGGGCAAATGGCTTGAGAAAAAAAGCAATTGGCTAAGAAATGACACTGACTTTAAGCAAGAGCAACCAGAAAAATCGACAAAAGACAGCCAAAGCTACGGAGTCGTATTTATTCCTTTACGATGCCCAAAGTGCAACAGCAAAAATGTAAAATGTTATGGCTCCCATCCTCCAATTCGTTATCACTACTGCAGAGAGTGCAGATATAATTTTAAGTCTGTCGAGAAAGATTATGAAAAATAGATTTTCCATTTTGTAGTAACGACTATTTGAAACGAAGGATTATTTTAAGTAATATAGGATTATAGATTTTTGCGCCAGGGCCTGATCAGCTCTTAAGCGCGCCCAATAGTCAAAAAAGCCCGTACTCGTGCACGAGCGAGATATGGGCTTTTTTATTGGGATATAAAAGGAGATCGTTGTGAGCGCGCCTTCAAAACAAGAAATGCTCGATAATCTTGAAACTGCCATAAACGCAAGAATGACAGGCGGAGCCGTGCAGTCCTACTCTATCGGCGGAAGAAACCTTCAATATATCAGTATTAGCGAATTGATAAAGTTACGCGACCAATTGCGAAAAGAAATCGCAGGATCAAAGGATACCACAACATACGCAGAGTTCGATAATCCATCATGAAAAATAAAAAGAAAATATCGGAAAAGTTGTCATCCGGAATAGACAACGTCATTTCGTTTTTCTCCCCCAAGGCTGGGTTTAAGCGAAGGATGTATCGGGAGGCAATCAATGTTTCGCATAAGTTCGGCTCTTACAAAGGAGCGAGCAGAAATCGTTTGCGTTCTTCCTGGCTTCCGGGAGGGGGTTCGGCAGACCATGACCTGCTTCCTGAGTTAGCTGATATTCGGGAGCGTAGCCGTGATCTAAATAGAAATGACGCCCACGCCGCAGGGATTACTTCTACTATGACCACGAATGTCATCGGAACGGGCATCAGGCCTCAGTGCAGGATGGATAAGGATTCCCTTGGCATAAGCGAGAAATCAGCAAATAACTTCCAGAAAAAAACCGAGAGGATATGGAAACGTTGGTCGCCGTATGCCGATGCGGGAGAACGTATGGACTTCTACGAAATTCAACAGCTGGTGGATAGGCAGATCCTTGAAAACGGCGAGGCGATAATCGTTCCATTGATGTTGAAAGATAAAAGCAGGCCGTATTC